GCCGCCTATAAATGCTGTTTAGTTAGCGTAAAACACATTATCAGGCTCTCCGTCTCTTGGCGAAAAGCCACCGTTCCATGCGCTGTCAGAAGAATCAACACAGCCGGCATCGACCGACAGGTCGCCATCGCTGTAGTCCAAAATACGGTAAAGGCCGCAGGACGAAAAGGCTCCAGATGGGGCATATACGCTGCCTGTCTCGCCGGACATTTTCGAGAACTGGCCGGGCCACGCAGCGGCCCCGGACACAGCGCAGTCATCATCTGCAACCAAGTCTCCATCCTCGTACCCCAAAATCATAAAATCGTATTCGCAAGGCTCATCGTTCTTCCAGATGAGAACTCCGCCAGGCTTGTGGGCAAAAGTTTGGGCGACATCCTCATTGTAGCCGCTGAAATCCGCAGGATCAAACGACCCGCCCGCCTCAAGCTCTTCCAGCTTGGCGAAGTTGCGCTGGATAATGCGGAACGCCCGAAGTATTTCGGTCTTGTTCACGCCATCGGGCTTGAATCGCTCTAAGTTCATTGCCATCTACGGCCTCTGCTTGCCTGCCACGCGGACAATCATGCTGATTCTTTCGACCGCCCACTGCCGATTCTCCGAGTTTGACAGCCGGATCATAGCCGCAACTCCGCGAAGCCGTACCCGCTTCTTCGGATTCAATCCTTTCTGAAACGAACCCTCGGCTCTTGAGGCGGCAGCGGCCACCGCCTCATGAACCTTGGATGTTCTTACCTGCCAGTCCACATCGCCGCTCTTCTCGGCCAGGACGGCAATCAGTTCGAGGATCACCGCCTCCATATAGTCAGTCCCCCACAGCGGGATTGGGCCGTAATCGACGTAAGAAACGATCTCATGCCCACAGTCCGTCTGGGCTATATCAGACCACTTGCGAATAATCCCGTCCGTTCCGCCCATGAGCACATTGGCGTCGCTCGTGTTGAAAGCCTTGTAGTTCAGTGTGGAGAATGGGGCGTGATTCTCGGTCTCGCTCTCGTAGAGTTCGACCGGCCAGAACCCCATCGTCTCCCAATCGAACCAGAAATGGCTGTATTGGCTAGGGCTTGTAATGGTAGATCACCTCGTTTCGCTCAGCCGGCGTGACGAAGATGTGGACGCCTCGATTTTTATCGTCCCACTCCAAGTTCACGATATTACGCTTGTAATCGACATTGATAAGTTCCCTGGGAATCTTCGGCTGGCTCAAATGCGCGACCTCTGGGGTCGCGGATGGTGGAATGACACAGATGCCAGACCTTGAAAGGAAGATCAGTTGGCCCTGCTCGCCATAAGTCCACGCTCGACGGCCTATGATACCTACCGTATTGCTGATGTTGTCGATCTGGCCACCATAGGCCGGGTCGCCCCGCATAACCCACATGGAATCACGGCAGGCGATAATCAGATAGTCGTCCATGAATGGGCAAAGGGCCGTAATTTCATGGGCCACCTTACCCGCCTCCGACGAGACGCCGGCGACAGCCCGGCCAGCATCCCCGGCGTCGGCCCCATAATCCCAATCGTGTGGGTCGCCCTGGCGCGACATATACCAGACATGAGCCGGGTCTCCGGCCAGCACGAGGCGATCTCGATAGGTGCAGATCAAATGGCAGTTAGCCGGAACCTGCCCAAGTCCGTCCGTCGCCATCCATCGGATCAGCGTGTCGGCCACCGGGTCGTAAATCTTCGGTGCCCTGACAACACGGAATCGGCAATTCCCTTCGCCGCCAGAATAGCCGCCAAGAACAATGTAATCCGATGTTGGAGTTCCATCCTCAACAGCATAAGAACCCGCTTCAGCGGCCCCAAGCGGATCGCTAATTACAACCATCCAAGGCGAAGTCGGGGCGGGTATCGTCGTGTCCTCATAATCCTCGGTCTCCAGGACGTAGTATTCGGCCCCTGGGTCTCCGTACTCGACAATCTCACCGTCGCCCTCATAAAGCACGTCGCAGTCGGCAATGTAGAGCTTGCCGATCCGCTCCGCTGACTCGATAATGTTCGATGCTGTCATGGCCGGCTGCACCATCGTCGGATCATCATCAGGCCAGACCGCCATCGTCCCGTCCCCGAAGTCTCTCCACAGGTAGCCGCTTGACACCGCGACGAGGGCTGGGCGAGACACCTCGACCGAACCCTCGACGTATTGCTGCAACCGGAACTTTGTGACCAGGCATACATCATCCAGTTCGAGGGCCTGCATTCCAAAGCCGAAGGACTGGTAGGTCGTGCCCAATATGTGGTCGAAGTCCTCCTCGGCAACCTTGTCCTCGTTGAAGAACACTGAAATGGTTACACTCCCCCCATAATCGCCGCTGAAAACACATGAGATTCGAGCCGGCTGATCCATAATGGGGAGAAATGCGTCGATTGCCACTTCATCCTCTGACGCTCCTTCTGCGGCCACCCGGACGATCTTTCCGGCCATCTGCGTGTCGGACACCTTCCACAGGTGGATTGCGAACCCACCCCAGGTGATGGTTTTTTGTGTGTTGTGAATCGAGGCATAGATCACATATTCGCCTCGAATCAAACCGTCGTAAGGCTCGACGAATAGTTCGAGCGAGTAGTTGTTTTCCGGGTCAACCTGCTGCGTCGTGCAGTACGCGGCAACCTGCTCGTTCCATTCGGAAATAGCATAAGGATCGTCGGTGAGGCTGGGTAGAGGCGGGTCGCCCGTGCCCATGCCGGCCTGCCATGTGGGGGCAAACCCATTGACGAACAGGTGCTCCCAGACGAAAAGATCGGTCGTGTTGAAGCCAGTCACCTGGTTGAGCATCTGGATCGGCCCGCCCAGGTCGGGATAAGCCTGTACCAGCCCAGGCCGAGTCCCTCCGATCATCCTGCCCTCAAGGGCAGACCTTGGGCGCATATTGAGTGCATCGGGTGTCGTGAAGGGAGGGGGCTGCCGATAGGCGGCTGAACGATTCAGTCCGCCTATCGGAAATCCAATGTCTATGCTCTTGGGTGCTGACATTGAAAAGCCTCATCTAGCCGACCGATACGGCGTCGAAGTCACAACTGCCAGCCGTACCCTCGTTGCAGTAGAGGGCTGTGCCCGCCGCGCCGTCCGTGTGGAGGAAGAGCGCCCCGATGGCCCACCCGGCTTCAGTATCCGCCGGGACGGTCGGCCCCCAGCCAAACAAATGGCCGGATGGGGTCTTGAACGCCTTGCCGGATGCCGGCAGGTCGGCGTTTTCAATAACGTCATGAAGGTTGTGAAGTGATCGTGCCATTGTCCAATCTCCTAGTAATAGTTTCCATCGTAACTGACGCGCCCCGTCCTGTCTCGGCGTAACGATGTGGCGTTGGCCGGGTCGCCGTTATAGCCGAAGAAGGCCGGGGTACTGTTCTTCTGGTCAATCGAAACGCTGGCGGCAAGCCGCATGAGAAACAGGTTGTGGTGAACGCCCGCGGTATCATCCATTGTGGACTCGGCTGCCGCCAGGCATGCTTCTCGAAGGGTGTCCGAATGGATGGCCCCGCCAAGGGGATACGGATTGTCAAGGGTCAGCATGTCAGCCAGGACGGAATACGAATACTGAATGGTCAGGACGCGATCCGGCGTGGGGAAGAATTGGGCCTTGAATCGAGTCCCTGCTGTTCCGTCGAAGGGCACCGACGATATGGCGACGATCCGTGGCACACCGAACTTCTCATAGGGCTGGCGAAGTCTGCGCAAATGGGCCTCGGACATGACGGCAATCGCCGCGTGGCCGGACGGAGGTTCGATGCTCATCGTGCTGTCGGCAACCCCGAAATTATCCGGCAGGTCGTATTCGTAAACGTTCGCCTCCGTCTCGATCTCGCCAACCGCTCGCAAAAATGACCATTCGTGCGAGTTGCGCATACCTGGAAGCGGGGCGGGCCAGTAGAACATAGACAGGCCCTTTTTGATGATGCGGTCGATCTCGCCCTTCTCGTAATCCGACCAGGCGGTCGAATCTGACGTGAAACCCAAAAAAGCCCCCACTTCTTCTTGGAGGTTCTGGTACGCAAGAGAAAGCGAGGACTCGGCCATTGCCAAACTCCATCTTATGCGTGACGGCTGATGGGGGGGAACGCGAAAGGAGCGAAAGCGCTCCCCCCATCAACCATGGGCCTACGTTGCCGCGAGAGCTGCTCCGACATGGGCGTCGAGGAACCAGTCCCCGTACCAGGTCAGATACGCGACTTCGTCAGCGGCGTCGAAGGAGGCAGTCACCAGGGCGGTCGCCCCGTCCTCCTGCAACCCGTTCACCGTCACGATGTAGTCTTTGGTCGTGAGGGCACCCAGGCACTTGAACGCCTTTTTCGCCCCCACCTGCGTCTCGTCCGCAAGGGTGAAGGTTGAGTCCGCGGCGATGGTGTAACCGCCGAGGATGAAGGTCGTGCCTCCAACCATTGAGGCCACGGCGGCGCCCGACACAGGCACGATGGCCTGCTGCAAGCCGGACTCCTCGCCGTCGAGAAGCTCGGCAAGGACGAGCGGGTTGTTTCGGATGATGTAGTAGGCGATGTTGCCGTCGCCAGGGGCCTCATCCAAAACCAACTCGTCGGCGCTCGTCACAGAGGCGATGGTGTAGACACCGGGAGTGGGAGTCCCGGCAGTACCGCCCAAGATCACCATCTTGTCGCCGGCCAATACCGAGCCGAGCTTCCCGGTCGAAGTGACGGTCTTGGTCGAGACCGAGGCCGCCCCGGTCAAGTCCACCGCCGCGCAGACGGTCTTGGTCTGGAGCGCCCTTGCGGTGCCCCTTCCCAAGTAGCCGGCCAGGCCGAACCGGCCCGCGTCGGCTCCGCCCGCCACGCAGGTCATGATCGTCGTACCGACAACCGTGTCCTGCTGGCCAGCGGCCACGAGGCATTTCGAGCCGGGGACGTAGAGTTCGATCCACCGCCCGCCAACTTTCGCCGGATAGGCGGCGGCCGTCACTCCGGCAAAGTGCTTGTTGTTGGTCGCGGACGGCAGTTCGACGAACTTGTCACGCCGACCTTCGGCGTCCGTCGCCGTCCCGTAATCGTAGTCGAAGCACAGGCCGACGCCGCGTTCAAGGGCCACTTCTCCCGTGAAGAAGAAGCGGTACTTTTCCGCGCGGGGCTGCTTCACATAGTTGGTCATCGAGTTTCCGGTAGCCATTGCAATCTCTCCAAAAAGGAGCCGCCTTCAACGGAAGGCACTGCCCGATTGAGGGCCATCAGCGGCACGAAGTAACAGCTACTTCGTGAGTACCGCGTGTCGTCGCCGATCCGTGCAGAGCAGGTTCCACGTCAAGTCAACGTGGACGGCAAAGACGTTGTGCTGGTTGGGCACGGGCTTTGCCTCGGTCTCGCGCAGGTAGTCGCCGCGCAGGAAGACCGGGTAGAACCACGCGAAGTTGAGCATGTACACCGGATCGGTGTCGTTGGCGTCCAGGTAGGGCACCCAGACGATGGGGTTGCGGCGGAACGCCATGGTGTCGTCCATGGAGGCCAAGTCTCGGCCCAGGTTCTCGTTCTGGCTCTCGCCCAACGTCTCCATGTCTTCGAGCGTGTTCTCGTTGACGTAGATGCGGTATTGATCGCCGCGTCCACGCCGGTAATCCGGGATGTCCACCGGCGACTCGAAGCGAATCTGGCGGTAGGCCCGCCGCATCTTGGCGATGAGGTCGGCCTTCGACACCGCGCTGTAGGAGCCGGTGTAGTTGCGCCACTTCGGGTGCGTGGTGGAGTCGAGATTTCCGGCCCCGGAAGAAAAGCCGGACGGGTTCCCGCCGTAGAAGCCAGTCGTCGCGTGCGGCACGATCCAGTAGGACACGCCGTAAGGCTCGGACTCGTCGGCAGAACTGTCCGGCTTCGACCAGAACGCGCTCTCCATCAGTTCGGCCAGAGCCAGCATCGCGTCGCTGCGGCGAACGGTCAGCAGGTCAACGATCTTCTCGCCGCCGCTGTTCATCAGCATCTCACGCCGCTCGAAGGCGTAGTTCGTGGTGGTGTGCCGCCAGGGAACGTCGATCTTCCCCAGGACATCCGCCACGTTCACGTCGTCTTCGGCGTAGAGGCCGACATGCTTGGCCGCATCGGAGTGGTTGAGCATCAGATTGCGCTGGATGCCGGTTCCCGAATCGAACTTCATCTTGTCACGTCGCATGAGGCGACCCAAGACCTCGTACCTGACGAGTTCCTGGGCGATCTGGTTGAATCGGAGGCGACCCAAATTGTCGAGGGTTCCGGCAACGAGATCGACAATCGCCTTATCGGTGAGTACGGAGGGAGGCATAAGTAAACTCCTTATTCACCCGTCACGCCGGCCTCACGCAGCTTTTGGTTCACGAACCGCACCGCTTCCTTGCGCGGATCCTTGCTCTTGGCAGCATCCGAGTGTCTGGAAACGGGGCGTCGAGACCCACGAGGCGTTTGGTCGTTGTTCGGGGTTTTGGTTTTCTTGACTTTGGAATGGACATCAGGGAGGGCGCGTCGCAACGCCTCCTCAAACAACTCGGCCTGGGGCGGAAGGGGCTTGCCTTCCTTGGCAAGTCGATCCGCCAAAGCCTGGTACTCGTCGATGATCTTGACGCGACTGGCCATCTGCGGACTGTCCTTTTTCAGTTCAAGCCCACGGCCCTTCCCAAGATCGGCCTCGGCGGCCTCGCCGAGTTCTTCGAGCCAGTTGTCGAACTTGGTCTCGAACTCAACGACACCCTGCATCGAAAAAGCAGAGTCGATGTCCTTGAGACGCGATTCAAGTCCTTTCATCTTCTCAACCATCTTCGACATGGTTTTGAAGCCCTTGACGAGGGGTTCGTCATACTCATCGGGGTCGAGATCGACGACGACAAAATCGTCGTCCTCTCCGTCCTTCTTGTCCCCGGCATCTTCTCCCTCGCCGTCCTTCTTCTCCTCCTTGCCGCCCGGCTCGTCCGGGGCAGGCAACTTCGCGGCCTTGGATTCAAGCAGGGCCACAGCCCGCTCGACGGCAGCGGCAGAGCCGAAAAGCTGGACATCTTCCTTGCTGATGCCCATCGCTTCGGCACGAGCGGCGAGTTCAGGGGAAACCTCACCCTGGTTGCGATCATCGCCGCCCTTATCCTTGACTTCTTCTTTGTCTTCCTTGTCGTCCGGCAGGATTTCCTCTTCGGCCCCGCCGAACTCAATGTCGGTATCGTCGTAAAGCTCCTCCGGCTTGACGATCTTCTCTTCTCCCTCCTCGGCCTTCTTTCCGTCAATGCCGTCAGTCTCTTCGTTCGCCTCGATATTCTTGCGTTCTTCTTCGCTCATCGGTCGCTCCTTCTCTGCGGGTCTGAGTATCCTCCGTTGCGGTCATAGAGGCCCACTGCCTCACAGTACCGCTTACGGTGGCGCGCGTCGGTAAACCTGGCACGGCCATCACGGGTAAACTCCGTAGGAATGCCAATCCTACGGGAATGCTCCTCTGCCTCTTTGGCCTGATGCGGGGCCACACCGGCGGCATCGCTCAACATGGGAAAGGTCTTGTGCATCCTTCGTCCAGAACGGCCATGTTCGGATGGATAGTCCCTGACGGCCATCCCAGGGCCATCTTCTCGGTCTTCTTGGGCCGTCAAGCGGATTCGGTCGCCATTTTGCCGCATCGCCATCTTTTTCATCGTCATGGCGACCGTCACGACCTTTCCGTTATCTTCTCGCTTGTAACAGTAGAACGGTGCCATAATAACCTCAAGTAGTTGGAGACACAATACCCTCTGCCTCAGCGCCCTGTATTTTGCTGCCCGACAGAAGCCGAATCAAGGCATCATCCTTGCCTGCCCTCGTTGCACCAGGTCTGTTCACGCGCTCGTAAGTCCGCTTTGTCACAGACGGCTTGTTGCTCTCAGCGGCCACCGGGCCTACCTGGTCGAGCGACTGACCGCCATGCAGAACAAGAACTTCAGATAGTTCGGACAATCCGCTCCATTTGGAGATCAGTCGCATCAGCCCAACATAGTCGATGGAAACGCCCTGCTGCTCCATCATCTGGGCAAACGGGGCAAGGAAGTTCTGGAACACCCCTGTCAGGGTCGCCAGTTTGGTCTGCGGCGTCTGGCTCTGCATCGAATAGGGTGAAATCTCGAAGTTGTAGTCAATATAGTCGCCCTTGCGCTCCTCGGCAGTGTATCGGATTTTAATGCCGATGTCTGGAGTACCCTCCAGGTGTCGATAGAGAGGAAGTTCGATATTCTTGTCGTACCACAAATACCATACCATGTCGCGCAGGACGTTCCGCGTGAAGGTCAGCGTTCGCTCCTGATAATTTCGGATGCGACGTGAAGCATTCTCGTTCAATATCTGGTCTTGCCCAAGGGTGGGGCTTTGAGCAGACAGGCCGCCAAGAACGTCAAGATTGCCGCTCAGCCAGGACATGATATCCTTGGAGGCCACAAAAAACGCCAAGGACGCCTGATCCACGCCGCCAAACCGAAACTCCTTTACGGACTCAGGGCTGTCCATCCTGACTACCTGGCCGTCGCCGGCCTGAACGATACGGTCGGCATCCGATCCACCCGCGCCAGTGACGCCCATGATGGTCTTCTGGCGTTCGCCCTGCCGCCCGATTTTCCTGAACATCCGGTTCGCTATATCGTGCAGGTCGATCCAGAGCGATACGGGGGCCAGAGGCATAACGTTGTCTGGAACATCGGTGAACCCAAGGACATGGTATGGGCCATTTTGGGGGCCTTTCCAGTCCTCGACATGCAGGATAGCATCGGCCCCCCTGGTTGACGGTTCCATTGTGACAATCTTGCGCTCGTATGGGAGCCAGACGTCCAGGAGCCTGACGGTCGGGGCAAACTTGCTTTCCGCGGCATCGTTTTCGTTCGATATTTCATCCGCCCTGGCGATACCGTCCCTCTCTTCAAACCGGCTTCTCGTCGAACTCATCTTCTTGAGCCTGGCAATCACCTCGGCGTCAAAAATCTTCTCATCCTCGATATAGTCGAGCCGAAGATGATAGTAATGGCCCATAAACTGGCATTCGGACAGGCGTTTGGCGTTGACATCATGCACCCAGTCGTCAAGGCTGATGGGCTGAGCGTAGCACTGGCCAGGCTCCTGCTTGTGACCGGACGCATATCCGGTGCGTCCGTATTCCATGCCGACCTTGACGATGGCTACCGAAAACATGGCTTCACGAACTGCCGTTTCAATAATCTCTTGAAGCCCGGTCTCTTTGGCGATCTTGTTGCAGGCCAACTCCAAAAGGGAAGCCGACCGGCGAAGTTCGTCGTGGGTCGTGCTGATCAGAGCCTTCGGCTGGCCGGATATGAGGTTCTGCGTGTAGATGCTGACCGCAAGCTCAATGAGGTTGATGGGAACTTTGTCGGACGCTCCGTGATCCGAGTAATGGCTGCCGACATACTGATTGAGGGCGTCCACTCGATTCTCGCGGAACTCACTCAGCTTGTCGCGGCTCTGCTCGATGGCCACCTGGAGGTCAGCTATTTGGCTTTCATTGAACTCGCTCATCGTTCAATCGCTCCGCTGTCCCAAACCTTTTTCCATCGGTCTGATGCAAGAACGAAGTCATGAATATCGTCCGGCGACTCTCGACCGGCGAGCATCGCAAACGGCCTCAGTCGGTTGAACGCCTCGCTCATCGCCAGGCCAACACGCCCGCTGCATGTGTGCCAGTGGGTTATGAACAGCCGCCTGAAAAACACACGCTCCTTCCTCCCGAACTTGCCGAGGAGGCCGTCCAGCATGTGTCCGATGATCTTGAGCGCCCCATAAGGTGCCCCTTCGGCATTCATCCAATAGTCGTGAATCTTCGACTGCTGGCCCAGCGTCAAGTCGTACCGCCAGATTTCCATCCGGGTTCGCTTTGACCGGCCTCGTATGACCTCACCAATTTGGTCGAGCGACACCTTGATGTTCTGTTGACCAACAAGGTAAGGGTTGATCATCTGACCGCAGTGCGAATAGATCGTCTCAGACTCGCCCCCATGCCTGGTGAACCATCGGATCACGCGAGACACCCACGACTCGTCCGCGAAGAAAACCACGTCGCCGGCCTCTAGTTCTGGAAGATTGAGCGTCATTTTTCTATGCGCCTTTCTTTCAGAAGCTGCTTGATCTCAGACATCGTTCTCTCAAGATTTCCAAGCTGAATATCCAGTTTACTTGTCAGTTGGCCAAGATTCAACTCCGTATCTCGAGTTCGCTCCTCCAGTTTTTCGTAAGCGGTACGGTTGACTGACGAACTGAAAAAGCCCAAGGCCGACGTCGCCACCATAAGGAGCGTTACTGCGGCAATGATGAACCCCGCGAGCTTCAAATGCTTTGCGGCACAGTCTATCGAGCCGGTCTGTGACATAATATCCTCTCCAATTATCAAAAGATGCCTGACAAGATGGTGGTCGAAAATGTTCCGGCCGCAATCAGCAGGATCGCCATAATCATAATTGCAGTCCGAATCTTGAGGTTGTCAATCTGAGGCGAGGCCAATCCAATAAGGATAAGGCCGACGAGAATCGACACCGTAGCCGCAGCCGATCTCGATGATTGCTCGTCGCGGGCCATTTCCAGCTTTGCCCTATTGGCATCCAACTGAAAATTGCTTTCCATTTTGTTGGTGGTAGTCTGAATCTGCTGGACGTTCTGCTTAAGGCTCTGGATGTTTTCGGCCATCGTTTCCAACGCGGCCTTCGATTCGGGGGCCACGTTCGCCTCCTGCGCCGGCCTCTGCTGGGCCGAGCCGCAACCAAGAGATACGAGGAGCAAGATAATGCCGATCAGGTTCAGTCGCATGCTTCGATCTCCATTGAGACAGCATTCGAGGCTATGGCCAGCTTCTCGTAAGCCACGGGTCACTCCGCTGCCGGGGGCGTCACGAGGGACATTGCAATCGCAGCATCCACCATGTAGGCCGCGTGGAGTACCGCGTCTCCTGAAACACGAATCACGCGGAAAAGATGAACAAGCAGGGGGTCGGAGAGCACCAAAACGTCTCCGGCGTTCATCAGAATGCCATCGGTAGCCGTTGGGGCCACGCCGTCAAGCCGATAACGAACCGAATCGCTTTCGATGCGAATGATGGCAGACCGAGCACGCTGATAGACCGAGGCCGACAAGGCCAAGGCGGTTGAGGACACGGTGAGTTTTTCGTATGCCACGATGCAACTCCTTACCAAAAGTTCTCTTCGGCACCGGCTCGCAACGCTTCCTGCCTACGATACAGGAAACTATTCCTTGGCACAAGCACATTTTCCCCACTTTCTTGCTCGCGTTCACCGCCAAGGGCGAGGCAGGCCAGGGCATCGGCAATCACGCGGTCGCCGTGATTATGCTTTGCCCCGGTGGGATCTTCTGTGTTGGCAGAACCGGCATGGGCAACAGAACCATCAGGCATATACACATATTCCTGGCACTCCTGAATGGCCTCCTTGCTCCGGTTCACAAACGTCCCAGCGGCAAGCGCCCGCCTGTAGTCGCCAAGCAGCTTCAGCTTCTCGTCGCCAGAACTGAACCAGCCGGGAAGCCTTCGCCTGCCGCTGCCCCGGCGATAGTAATTCATATAACCCAGCTCGATAATCGTCCCGCCAAACTCCAACCCAGGCCCGTTCGCCTCCCAGACGATAAAAGCCTCACCGTCATGCCCCTTGAACCAGCGACCCAGCGAGACCGCGTATTCGGCAAGTTTGTTCGGAAACACGTTGACAGTCGAGAACTCGGCAACCTTCCAGCGGGTCTTCGTGTCCACCACGGAAATAACTGAGTTCGAGGCATCCGAACCAGCCGACACATCCACGCCAAGCACATAATTCCGGTCTATGGGCGGTCTTCCGTCAGAGCCGACTGAAATCCATAGCCGAAGCCGGCCAGTCGCCCTGTCCTCAAATGTGCCGTCCGAACAGTCCGGCATCCGCCACAGTATCTCGCCGACTCGCAATGGCAGTTGGGCCGTCTCCGCCATGCACCGCTCCAGCACTTCCTGGTCGAAGAACTGCGAACCGGACGCCAAGTAGTCAATGTCTATCTCCTGGGCGATCTCCATCTTCGAGGAACGCCGACGCTCTTCCTTGTCATACCACAGGCTGCGTAACTTGCCGTCGCAAATAAACTTGTAGCCAACCGGGTACTCGAAACCCGGATCAAGATACTTCACGCGGCCGCCATCCGACGAATAAAGGCCCTTCCGCTTATCAGGGTGCTCGCTCCAATGGAAACGCAAAATCACCTGGCCCTCGGCCTGCATACTCTGTCGCTGCAAGTAAAAGGCGTTCCCCGTCCCCTTCGGTGTGCTGTTGAATATCCGGCAGTCCGTCGTGTCTGCCGTCGCACTCAATATCTTCGCCCCCTCCTTCACCGATGCGAACTCGTCAAGCAAAATCGACGTTCGACGGTCGCCGCGGCCAGCCTCACCCGTTGTGCTCTCGCCGTCAATCACCGAAAGCGTCTCCGGGTTCCGCAAATGCAGCTTCGTCCGATCAGCACCCCAATCCATCCTCGGTGCCAGCCAGGCCGGCTGATTCGTCAACATCCAGTCCGCCTTCCAAAACAGGCTCTTCGGGTCTCCCGTCTTGTCAACGTAGTCCTGGGTACGACTCAGCCAAAGAAACGACGCGAACTCCTGAAACTGCCAGCACCACATATCCGCAATCACACAAAGCCAACTCGCCCCCATATCACGACTCTTCTCTATCAAAACGTCAGAGGCGTCATAACCCAAGATCACACCCTTCGCCAAAATCAACTCGCATAAAGCATTCGCCTGAAACTCATACAGAATAAAGGGTTGACGCCGAAGACCCGACGGAAGACGAGGATTGTAACTCCAAACGAAGCTGTTTACGAAAAATAACGGATCACGCCGGCACATCTCCCAAATCTCGTTCCCAGCACGAGGACTCGAACCCCCCTCTTTGATCAACTCTATACGCCAGCGAAGATTACCGGCAAAATCACCCGGAACCAGACTCGCGTATGGAAGCGCTGATCTCCAAGAGCCGACCTGCTCTCTCGATAAGCTCGTCATCTGTTCCACGCCGCTCTTCTTGCTCCAACTGCTTTTGACTCGGAAGCAAACGAACGCAAAAGTCCCTGTAAAACAACCCAATGTTCACGTCTGGAACACGACGAAGATGCTCCAACAAAGCCCAGGCACCAGGACTCGGAGCATCACTCGCCTTCACACCAGAAAGACAATAATGCTGGTAAACCCAATAAACGTCAGACCTGAAATCCGGCCTCCCGCTGATCTCGCCAAACTGCTTCCTGTCTACCAGCTTCAACTCGCCTGACATCCCTCAAAACTCCACAACAAAGAATATCAGACCCAACCATTCTTTTACCACACTTTTTTCATAATGTCAAACAGTACCATATCTTACCAGTCTAAATCCTCAGAGTGTAGCGGGGAGATACGGGGCGTGGTAAAGAATCTGAGACGGCGAGATTCAAGGGGAGGTACAAAAACATAAAACAACAAGAACACGCTCGCAAAACAAGACGCACGCACAAACACACACAGAACACCGGCCAAACAGTGGACAAACAGGGGCACCACAGGCCGCACCTTACGCACGTTGGGTGCATGGCTGATGCACGGTTGGGCCAGGGCAGGCCGGGGTCAGGCTGGAGCGCGGACGGGTCGAGTTGGCAACACGCACGCGCGCGCGACAGGGGAAATGTATTATTATGATACATCCCTCTTGTGTCTTGCGTTGGTGTCATTTTGGTTGTTGGGTGCGCGTTGTTTGCGGTCTGTTTATGTGCTTTTTGAAAAAGGAAGGAGAAAACAGTTGACGCGGTATGGGAGTGTGCGGTATATTTAGGTGGAGACTGATAAAGAAGGGTAAGAAGGGTATGGACAAATGTGGACAAGAGTTGACAGGTATGGACAAGAGTGGACAGAAGTGGACATGCTTCTTCTTCTTTTCTTTATCTACATCTGTATCTGTATCTATATCGGTTGACATGTTGGACAGGGTTGGACAGAAGTGGACAGAAGTTGACAAGAGTGGACAAGAGTGGACATGAGGAGGGCGTTCTGATGGGAAGGTCGAGATTGAACTTGGGCTGCACGGCATGGCGTCACAGGCGGCTTGGTGTGGATGCTGTAATCAATGCCCGTAGTGGGCGTCAGGATTTGAATGAACAGACAGCCGAAGACGTGGAGTTGGTGCGAGACGCGCTGGCGATACGCTCGTGC